GCGTAAAGTTTCCTACTGATACATTTTTATTTCCTTTTGTATCATCACTTTGTGAACGATAACCAATAGCAATGTTTTTATTTCCAACAGTTAGCGCATCGCCAGCTTCTCCACCTATAAGGGTGTTCTGTACGCCAGTTGTGACTCCCGCCCCTGCGTCATAGCCTACAGCCGTGTTGAAAGTATTTGTAGCAGTAGTGAAGTTTTGAGTAGATAAAGCAGCAACGCCTACAGCAGTTGAGGTGCTACCTTTTGTATCATTTGTTAATGCTAAATATCCTACGGCTACGTTTTGAACACCAACACTTAAAGCCTCACCAGTCGCATCACCCAGTAAAGTGTTTTCTCCACCAGTAAGTAGTAATGCTCCTGAATTAAAGCCAACTAATGTGTTATGGTCACCCGTACTAATTGTAGTACCCGATTCATCGCCCACACAGACGTTGAAGTTACCGCCAGAGGCTATTGAGTTACCTGCGTTAACGCCTGCTACAAAGTTAGACGTACCTGCGGTAACTGTAGTAAAGTCTCCAGATACGCTCAGAGTATCTTCGCTTGCGTCAAACAAAACAAACTTGCCTGATGTAGCACCAAAGAACTTAACATCAAAACCCGTGTCATCTACACCAACGGAAACGGCGGCATCAATTTGAACCGCGCCATCAATATCAACGGCGTCTAGGTTAGTTGTGCCCACCAGAGTGGTTGTGCCCGTTACAATCAAACTATCTGCCGACTCATCCCAGAGCAAAGACTTGCCTGATGTAGCACCGAAGAATTTAACATCGTAGCCCGTGTCGTCTACGCCGACTGTTAAGGTTCCCTGAGTTGTTACTGCGGCGGTTTGAGTTGTTCCCGCTAGGTTAACCGCAGTGAGAAGATCGTGAACCACGCCCCCTGAACCCAAGCCGTCTGTCGCAATAACTTTAGTCTGACCCGCAGGGATAATTACATTCGCGCCACTGCCACATGTAAACGTCAACGCCGCAGCCGTTGCGTTATACATGAACCAAGTCTTAGAACTGGTGTTAGGTAAGAGTGTAATAGTACAAGCCTGCCCGCCGCCGGTGAGCTTTAGCCCAAGACATCTATCTGCATCCAGCGCGCCATCGGCAATCGTAATGTTGTCCGTGGATGCGTTCGCAATAGCTCTAGTCCCCCAAGCAACCGCTTGGCCAATGATTTCAAGGTTTGTATTTGTTGTGTCGCCCCAAGTACCAGACTGTTCCCCAGTTCCGATTTCTTCAAGGCGTAAATTGTTGACATATGTACTAGCCATGGTGCAATTCCTATGCTGCTATATTAGTATATCCAGGCGACTGTAACGGTATTGCCGTACTATAGCTTGGAATTTGATTTGGGGCAATGTTTCCCCAGACAAGAAGTTGAACGGGGGTGATAACGGTAGCGGAAAGACCAGTTACATCAATCGCAACATCAATCTCAATGAGTGCGCCGACGTCGCCAACTTGCCCTGTACCTGCGACTCCCGTGACGTCGAATAGTGCGGTGCCTGTAACCGTAACCGCGCCAGGCGTTCCGGTTGCGGCTAGGCCCGTTACAGAAACTGCGGCATCTACTACCACAGAAATACTGCCTACAGAGCCCGTTGCGGCTAGACCCGTTACAGGGACAACCGACGCCGCATTAACAACAACCGTTCCAACGGAACCTGTTGCTGTTAGTGGAAAGGCAACATTGGTATTCCAAGTGCCCGTGTTCCACCCTTGTATGGAGCTATTCCACCCAAGAAATGCGGCGACGGAATCAACCATTAGACTATCCGAATAATCGCGTTGCTTGCGTCAGCCGCGGGGAAAACAACTGTGAAGGTGCCATTGGTAGCGGTCTTATCGGCGCCAAAGTCTAGAACAACTACAGAAGGATCACCCGATGCGGTGTCGTTAAAGATTAAAGCGCCACGAGCCGTAAATGTTGCAGAGCTATAAGACGCATCAGCAAAATCTGTTAATGCAGTAGTTCCAGAAGCTGAAGGGTTCACGTTCGTTAAGGCCACCCCCTTCGCAACATACGCGCTACCAGCAGTGTTGCTGATCTCATTAGTGCTAGTGTACGCAGTAGTTGCCGCAGTAAATGTTGCGCTGTTAGTATACAGTGCCAACCTAAACGTGTTGCCCCCGCTCGCTAAAAAGTTGTGCTTGGCCTCAAGAAGCTCTTTCTTAAAGCTCGTACACATGAAGTTACCATTAAAGGCCATGTCACAATCTCCTTATAAGTGACGCAAGATCAGGATGCCCTGCGTCTGTTAATGCATTATATACAGTAGTTCGGTCGTTTTGCACAGCGTCAGCTAGATAAATCTCTATCATCTTAACCATGCGGTCTTTGAAAGCATGTGCTTGAGCTTGGATGGCTGGGTGTGCTTCGTCAGAAATAGAAATAATCTTGTCCGCGCACTGTTGTGCAAGTTCTTCAGGTGTAAATCCACGGCCCTCTGTAGTCAAAACATTGACTTGATACGAGTCGGGTAGACCTATGTTTAACTGAGGGATCATGTTCTAGCCTTCCTAATCGTTCCGTAACGGTACTCGTCTATGGGCTCTTGAGCCTCGCCCAAGTTCTTGAGCCTTGACACGCCTTCAGCAAACCTCTGCATATACAACTGCATCAAGCTCGCGTCGCCCTTCATAAAGGTATACGCTTCTACCAACGATCCGTACAGCAAAGTAATCTCTGCGTTCTCAGACAGCCACGACGTTCCACTCTCGGCACCCGCCGTTATAGATGCGGGACGATAAAGGTAGTGAACGTCCGTAGCAAAGTTTGCATTAGGGGTTGGCCCTAGTATAAAGTGATCAACGTCAAACTGGGCGTAATACTTAGGAACCCCTGTTGTTGTAACGTCAGGAGTATACGTCTGAACAAAGTCCAAGTCTTTCAACAGTAAAAACTCTTTGTCCCCAGAAACATCAATACTCACAGAAAAGGGCGCCAAAAAGTCTGAAGGCGCCGTTAAGAATTGATTGCCCGATGTCATGTTACCGGCTACGTTCTTTTGAAACAGGTTCAACTGAACACTTTTAAGAATACGTTCTTCTGCCAGCCTAATAAACAAAGGTAAGTTAGCTAAGAACGTCGTCTCGTTGTTCTCGGTGTAGTCTTCAATAGCCTGTTTTAGCTCGCTATATGTCATAGTCATGTTATGTTCACCGTCACTGCCCCTACAGAACCTGTAGCAAGTAAGTTATTAGGAGGATTTACCCCATTGTCGATAGGCCCACCAACTGGATTCCAACCGTACTGTATGTTCCGTTGCTCCGCTAAGTCTTGCTCAGGACGAGGGTTTCGAAGGGCCTGCGGGTCAGGCGTAACCTTCGGTGCTCTTAACTGAGGCTGCTTAGTTTCAAACTCATCCGGTCCAACAAGCGCACCAGTCCACTCTTTCTTCATATCCTTTAAACGATAGCGGAAGCCCGAGCGGTCTGATATTCCCCATGCTTTTTTACCAGATGCAAATGTCATTAGACCCTCAGATACTGAATGCTAGGTTGTAACTTCAACGGAACACGATCTTCGTCTTCGTCTGCGGCGCGCTGGAACTCTTCCTCATATACAGACTTTAACATCTGAACACGGTCAGGCGCTCGTTTCATGGCGATATAATAGGCTAACCCAGCAACCATACAAGGGAAAAACCGGAAAGGCATATCAGTAGTGTTCACCAAAGTGTCTGCGTCATCAATCCGCTGTAGATAGTAGTAGATCAATTGATCAGTGGAGTTATCAGGGACAGCCCAAAGGTTAATCACAGGCGCAATCTGACGGTTAAACCAGAACTGGCTAGGCCGCCCTTGGGTTGTTTTGTTCGGTATCGTGACGTAATCGCCACGACTAATACGGTCAATAGTGAAATCCGTGCCGCTTCTTCGTAGCGTTACTTCCAACAAATCAACCACATCGGCAAGCAACGTCTCCTCCGCTTGCCCCTGTGTCAGGGTGACAGTGCCCTGCTTCACGGTCCACATATTCAGGCCACGATTAGCCCACTCCGCAAACATCAGGTTCAGAGACCTACGAGCGGTACGAGCGTCATAGCCTGTGCGGACTTCAATCCCGCACCTCTCGAATGCTTCCTCGATGACCTCACCGACGTCGAGATTAAAGTCTCTTGAGTTTGATACTGTCATTGTATTAGCTCATCTTTGTGTCGCGTACACCGCGGCCAGACATAACCATGCCGCCGTTCATGTAGCGTTTACCGGATATACTACTAGTGAACTTACCATCTTTGCCAATAGATGAATTATTCCTAATAACTTCTTTTCTTATCAGATCTAAGCGTTCAGCATCCCCATCACCACGGCCGCTAGACTTCGTGTCGAGTTTTTTAGGTGGAACGCGCAGTGGAGTGGGAAGTTCGTCATACAGTGGCGTCGACGATGTTGGCGCGCGGTCTTCCTCAAAGTCGCGTAAAAAGTCGCGTTCTACGGGCGTGGCAGGTGCCCCAGGCATGTCCTGTTGGAACTGAGTGTCTCCTTCAAAACGAGGCACAAATTTGTCGTCCCTAAATTCCGCGGACGTTTTGGATAGAAAGGATCTGCGCGCCTTAACAGGTGACTTTCGTTTAGCTCCTTGGCCTCTGCGCTTTTGTGGTTTTTCAGGTTGCGGCATCTTCAATACTCCTTTGTTTTACGTTTCGCGGCGGACACTCTACGAGGCTTGCCCGCAGGTTGTCCAAGTTTGTTCTTCTCGCGTATCTTACTACGTTTTTCCGCCGCTGTCATTTCTTTAGACGTCTTAGGTGTTTTTGAACTCACCCTCTTACTTGGACGGCAATACGGAGTGCCGCGGCTCTCGCCCTTCTTGCGACCGCAAGGTTTGCCAGTCTTGACGTCTACCCAGCCCTCTTTGAACCAACGCTTGAGTGCCGCACCTTTTTTTGATTTGCGTACAGCCATCAGAAGGTTCTTGTTTCTTTGCGTCTATTCTCTGCAACTTCGCCACAGCCCAGGGCAATAAAGCCCCCGTCTTTTAACTTCTTTGTAACCTTACGTTTGCGTTTCTTAGAAGATTCGCCCCACTTTGACGCGCCCACCTTTCGACATTTTGCTATTGCTCCCGAGGCGTAGGCGCTTGGGAAAACCTTGTAACGTGCTTTTACTTTCTTGTAGCAAGCGTCTTTCGTCATTTGTTCTTCTCCGTGTTGGAGGCGTGGAAATCTGTTTGGACATCTGTGATCGGGATAAAGTCATACTTGGCCCTCCGTACTAAAAAGTCTTGCCACATAGGCTTTATCATATCGTGGTTCTCGTCAACTTTATACGACACCACCGCAACATTAGCGTTTAACTGATACACCTGTAACGATGCCCAGCCCAACAAAGCCAAGCCCAAGACAGAAAAAACATGTTGTATGTCAATCTTCATCCCGTCACCACATCTTACAGGACCAGTAACGGGCCGTCAGCTTGTCAAGTTTCTTTGTATCGCACCCGTGCCGTGCACGAAACGATTTGCGCCGTTTAGGGTTGGACTTCTTAATGGTCATATTGGCATCGCCAAACCTGATGATTTTTTCTTTACCTTTATCGCAAGCCTTTACAACGGACTTTTTACCGCCAGAAATCTGACGCTTGGGTACGTTGCATTTCATCTTGGACTTGTCGATCTTAGCCATATCAAGCCACCCTAAAGTTTATGCGTGGTAGAACATCATCAAGTCAAACTGCGGAACAACAAATGTAACAAAGCAACCATCTTTAAACAGTACGCCCTCATCCGGCATAAACGGGTCGTCAGAAGCGTTGTCAGTTCCAATCGAGCGAAACTGGATTAGTTCTGTGCCTGTAACACCACCGTTCCGTAGGTTAGCTATTCCAGCGGTTCCGCCAGAATAAAAAGAAAACCCTTGCAAACGAGTGCGTCCTGCGAAGATTACACCTGCTGCATTAGCATTAATACCAGCGGATACGTTTCCTGCGGGATTGCCAACCGCAGTTATGCTTGCAATTGTTTTAAAATAACCAGCACTGGTTGCTGTTCCAGCATTAGCGCCCGTAAGGTTTTCGGTAAGTGCCGCACCATTTACATCTGTGCCAACTATATTAAACGACTTTGAAGAATCGTTTCCTGCGGACAAAATTGTTACCTGTCGTGCAGAGGCGTTTGTAACGCTGCCGCCAGAAGCTAAAGCACCGCCAATAGTTAATGCCGCGTTGTTTCCAACGGAAGCGGCTGTTGAAATTCCGTCCGCGTCTAAAGCCACCTCATCGCTGATGATGACTGGGGTTACGTCTGATCCTGCCATTTTGGCCTCCTATAGATTACAGGCGGGGCGTGAACCCCGCCAAATTAGTTATTAGGCTGCGAAAACAAACGTACCAGTAGTACCCGCACCAAGAGGCTGAAAGTTAAACGAGATATTCCACAGACCTGCTGTTGTGCAAGTAAAGTAGATGTACGAGCCAATGCTGAACAAGTTTGTTGTTGCGTTTGCAGGAGTATACTTCAACAAAGTTTCACCCGCAGTAGACGCATCAAACACAACTGCGCTGCTGGTACGGCTTTCAATAACGCTGCCTGTTTCATAAGCATCACTACCCGCACAATCAAAGCTCAAGAAAGCAGTGCCGCCAGTAGTGTCTACGGACTGAGAGTGTACAACAACAACACCTGCTGTCGCCGCGGGCAGAGTAGTAATCTGCTGTGCGCCGCCAGTGAATGGGTTGACGTTAATTCCAGCGACGTAAGTAACAGTGGCTCCTGTAGCTTTAGCAGTTACAGCTAGACCGTTTAGCGAGGGGTTTACACCACCAGACAAGATGGACCCCAGCACCGTAAGATCGCCGCCTACTGAAGCGTTCGTTCCATATGTGGAATTGGTTGTTTGAGCGCCAGTTGTGGCATTGGTTGTGATGTCTTCAAAACCATTTTGCGAACGCACTGGTCCGCTGAAAGTAGAATTACCCATGAGAATCTCCTGTCGGGGTTAAGTCAGCCGCACATTGCGACTGTCAGGGATGCCCAAACAGTACACGGTTCTAAAACAAAAAGAAAGGGGCCACCGAAGCAGCCCCCTCTTATAGATAGACTTTTAGTTATGCGCCAGGTGAGCCGAACACACAACGTGGGTCGCTAAAGCCAAAGCTGTAACGCTCCCGTGCCTTAAAGCGCATGTTACCTGTGTCGAAATCTGCTTCCATGTTAGTGGAAAGCGGGGTCCGCTCAAAGTGAACAAAGCCGCGAGGCGCGTCAGTTTTAAGGAAAAACGCATCTGGGTCAGTAAGGAAGTCATTGACGGCATAGCCTTCAGGTAACATCCCCATTGAACGAAGTGCGTTAGTGTCGTTGTCCGAAGTACCGACGCGAAGGTTGGAGACCATCAGGCGCTCTGCAACGAATTGCAATTGCCGTGGGATCATCAACTTCATGCCGCGGAGAGCGACCTTCAAGCCACGTTCGTCAACATAACCAGCGATGTTGATAAGAGCGTCTTCCAAAGAAGTTTCGTTCAAATCAGCAGCAGTTGATGGTTCGTTGGCAAAAGTTCCACCGTTTGTAAGCGGGTGATCAGTGGCACAAAGTGCAACTCCGTCGCCGCCAGCAGAAGCACCCGCTGTGAACGCATTGTTCAACACAGCGGCAGCTTTAACCTGCTTAGAGTGGGCCATTGAGCGGGCGAGGGCGCGTGTGTAACGACTGCCGAGACGGTCGTACAAGTTGTCCTCGATTGCTTCCTCAGTAATTGAGAACGCAAGCGCAACGGTTTCGTGGTTGTAACGAGCGGTATATGCTTCGTTAGCGTCGTCGAAATTAATCGCAGAACCTTCAGATTTAGTAGGTGCTGCGCCAAATCCGGCCAACATAACTTCTTCCTCAAACGCTCTGTCTGATGATTCAGTTGTGTAGATCTCGCCGTGTTGGTTTTCGTAACGACTGTACTCCATACCAAACAAGGCGTTGAGACCTGGTTCAAGCTCTTTCGCTAGTTGTGCGCGTGAAATAGCCATATGTTAGTCCCCCTTATACGCCGGTCGTAG